CAATATCGCCCTGAATTCCTTGTGGGCCTGTAGCACCTACTGGACCTGTTGCACCAATTGGACCTGTTGCACCAACTTCACCTTGAATGCCTTGAATTCCTTGTGGACCCGTGGCACCAGTAGCACCGATTGGTCCTGTTGCTCCAGTATCGCCTGCAACTCCTTGTGGACCTGTTGCACCAATTGGTCCTGTTGCACCGATAGGGCCGCTTGGTCCAGTGGCACCTGTCGCGCCATCTGTTCCAGGCAATCCTTGTGGGCCTGTTGCACCGATAGGTCCAGTTGGACCTGTCGCGCCTGTGGCACCGTCAGCACCGTTTGCGCCCGTGGCACCTATCGGTCCAGTTGCGCCAATAGGTCCAGTTGGACCTGTTGCGCCTGTGGCTCCGATGGGGCCTGTGGCGCCCGTTGCACCAGTTGGTCCTTGTGGACCTTCTGCTGCTTGCAAAGTTGTGATGACATATGAGAAATGAGTTACACCTTGTGTGACAAAACTAAAGTTATGTGAACTGCTATCAGTGTTGACACCATAAATTTCAACAATCATTCTCTGACCAAGAGAGACTGTTGTTGTTGGTAATGTGATGTCAGTATTTGCAGCAACTGGATTTGAACCATTGTATCCAGCCAATGTTGAATCTGAATCACCAATTGTTGAAAGAACAGTTCCGGAATTATCAGCAAGTTTCAATCTGCAAAATACTTCAAGTCCATCATTGCTTGCTGGCTTGAGCATAAACAAAGTGAAGCGTTGTGTTCCACCTGGAATCAATGTGAAATCAAATGGAGTTGAAATATAAGAAGCAATAAGAGAAGTTGTATTGCCAGGAATGTTGACAGTTGTTGTGCTTTGTGCAGCAGCAACTGGGTCCTCTGAAAGTTGCTTATATGAGCCAACTTCAGTTACTGAAGAATTGAAATAATAATAACGGCCAGCAACAATTCCTTGTGGGCCTGTTGAACCAGTTGCACCAGATGGTCCTGTTGCACCTGTTGCTCCGATTGGTCCTGTTGGACCTGTTGCTCCAGTTGGACCTTGAGCGCCAGTAGCACCTACTGGTCCAGTTGAACCTGTGGCACCAATCGGTCCTGTTGCACCAGTTGCACCAGTTGGACCTTGAATGTTTCCGACATTTTCCCAAGAACTTGTTACAGTATTCCAAACATACAAATCACCAGTGCCAACAATGTATGCATCACCAGCATTGCCAGTTGGATGTGCTGCTTGCAACGCTGCCAAAGTTGGATAAGTTCCAAGAATTTGAATTCCTGCACCTGTCGCACCAGTTGCACCTGTAGCACCAGTTGCACCTATCGGTCCAGTTGCACCTGTTGCTCCAATTGGACCAGTTGCGCCTTGTGGACCTGTTGCACCGATATTTCCTTGAGGACCAGTAGCACCAGTTGGACCTTCAATACCTTGCACGCCTTGAATACCTTGAATACCTTGTGCGCCACTTGCTCCAGTTGCACCAGTTGCACCAACAGGACCAGTTGCTCCTGTTGCACCAACAGGACCAGTTGCACCAGCAGGACCTGTAACACCAGTTGCACCAGTAGCACCAACAGGACCTGTTGCACCTACTGGACCAGTTGCGCCAGTTACACCTTGAACTCCAGTTGCACCTGTTGCGCCAGTTGCACCAGCAGGACCAGTTGCGCCAGCAGGACCAGTTGCACCTGTAGGACCTTGTGGGCCAGCAACACCAACATCGCTGACAACAACGGTGTTTGTATCCTCAAAAATTTCAATGTTATTAGACACGGGTTACCTCACCTGCAACTGTGATTTGTCCTTGGAAAAGTCTTGTTACAACTCCACCCGAAGAAATTTCTAAATCATAAACATAATATCCGGCATCTAAATTACCTGTTTGAGTAGCAGTTGCTGACAATACAAGTTTTCCTAGATTGCCAGTAATAACAATGCCGCCATTAGATGTAGTCAATGTCAAAACAGCATCATCAGAATTGTAGTTCTGACGCAATTGCATCGCTGCTGTATAGCCAGTCAAATTGATGGCTGCTCCATTTGAATCTTTGTAAAGAACATTGAGATTCCAATTGGAGCCTTGGTCCATTGTAAAGTTGTAAATACCTGCAGTCATTACTTCTCCGTTGCCCAAACTAAGAATCCGCCAACCGCTATCAACGCCAACGGAACGGAAATCATTGCAACCCCGATTGTAAATAAAGCCACACCAAGAACTTCAGCGGCGATTGCCCAATCTATTTTCTTCATTGTGGCTCCTTAGAGATTGAGTGAAAAGAATTTTGGAACTGGTTGCTTAGGCTCTGGAGCCTGGGTAGCGCGGTCATAACCGAAGATGCTGGCAACAGCAGCATCAATCTTGCGCTTACTTGAAGATTTGCTAACCATCACTCCGCGTGATGATTGTTTTGTTACACAGTTATTGACATGGCGAGCAAGTCTTTCATCGCCATCGTGAGTGAAGGATTGATTGACAACCGCTTCATAAAACTTCTGAGTTGCAGGAACCATACGCTCTGCAGAGTTTGGATACGAGACTACTGGCAGTCCTTCTTCGTCAAGAACCATAAAGGTTCGCTGCCATCTGGCTGGGTCGAAAACAATTTCTCGCACACTAAAGCGACTATCGCGTGCAGTGTTGATGATTGTTTGTTCGACTTCTGCGACTGGTACATGCCAGGTATTGTCTGCATCTACTGGCCTTTCCCATAATCCAACAACCATCAAATGTGGTTTTTCTCCGCCAAGTAACCAAGCAACCAACGCTGTTGAGTCATTAGAGAATGCACCATCAAATGCCAAGATAACTTCTTCGCCAGGTTCAGGTTCGCGTTCTCTATCAACTAATGATTCCCAGGTTCCAGTTGGCAGCCAAGCAACCGATGTGTTCACAAAGCAATTGATGCGTTTTGTGCGGAACTCTGCTTCTGGTGTGCGTAAGACTGCCGACTGAAAATCTTCAATATCAACGATGTCGCCTAATCCTGGATTTGCCTGCTCCCACAATGTCGGGTCGCGATGGTCACCTTCTGGATTTACTGGCTCCCACCACGCAAAGAAGAATGATGGGTCTGCAACTTCGTTCTTACAAATGCGCTGTCCGTATTGATACAGCGAATAGCATAATGAATCTTGGCCACTGGCTTGCGTCTTGACTCCTGCTGTTGTTATGCCGAACAACAGCGAGTCGGCGCGAGCGCCACCTGCCAGTGAAAGTGTGTTCCACAATTCCCAGTTTGGCTGGGCGTGGACTTCGTCAAAAATAACTAATGGTGAAGGGTTCAAACCTTCTTTGGTGTAAGCCTCTGCAGAGAGAACCCGATACACCGAAGCCTTGTCTTTATATTCGATTGCATCGCGATACAAAGTGAACATTGAGGACAGTTCTTCATCCATCTCAATCATTCGCTTTGCGGTGCCAAATACGATTCGTGCTTGGTCACGGTCTGCAGCGCACGAATAGATTTCGCTTCCGTTGCCACCTAAAGTCAGACCTGCTAATCCCATGGACGCAGCCAGAGCGCTCTTTCCGTTCTTACGGGCCATGCCAACCAACGCAGTACGATGGCGGAATCTGCCATCATCACGGCGAGCAAGAGCGTGACGCAGCAGTTCTCTTTGCCAAGGTCGCAACACCAAGAGTTTGCCAGCAGGAGAAGCGACAGAATCTTTTGTCACCCGACAAACAGTCTCCGCAAAGTCGGCGTACAAATCGCCATCGCCACGGTCCAAATCTTCTTTTGGCACTGGCGTTAGCCAGCGCGGTGGAAATTGGTTAGGCATTGCGTTTTTGCGAAAGGAGTTCTTCTAATCTGCTCCGAGCCTTCACTTCCGCAACCCCCAGTTTGCTTCTGTCGCTAGGCGTTAGGCCAAGCAATGACAGAATCTTCATGATTTCATTTTCGACAGTGCTAATCATTCCGACCAATGGATTGGCATATGCATAGCCTTTGTCGGTGTAAAGCACATATTCGGACTGGCTCAATTTTTTCACCAGTTCAGTTTTGCGTTCCATTTTTTCGCAAAGTTCAAGAAGCAAAGTTCCGTCAGTGTTTGCAATCCATGGAGCGATTGCGCGAATCTCTGTCCAGAATTTTTTTGATTGCTTCGACAGGTGTTGTGGTGCCTGGTCGGAAATCTGTGGCAACGCAATTACGCGGTTCACATCAGGCAATTTTTCCTTGCCTGGGTTTCCAAGTTTGCGCTTGAGTTCAGTTGGTTTTGGTGATGGTCCTGGCATTTATTTTTTTCTCCCCCGATAGAAAAACAAAAGACAAAATAGACAAATCCCCAGGGTTCTATTTTACGGAGATGCACGAAGTCAGGGCGTCGGGGTGGATAGCCGTTCGCGCATATGCAAAAAACAGGCGTACGGAGAGATGCCAGTGGGGGTCTGTTCTATCTGTCGCCTTTTTCGCTGTTGCATTTTCTGCATAAGATTTGCAGATTTGAAATTTCATATCGAAGCGATGGGTCCAAGTCAACCAAAGGAATGATGTGGTCAACTGTCAAATCTTTTGTTGCTCCACATTGTCTGCACCAAGGATGAATCTCACGCAGTTGTTTAGACAACTTGCGCCACTTGTAGTCATATCCTCTGTCCGACCTGGATACCCTGCCACGCTCTTTGACTCTTGCACATTCTTTGCATCGTGATGAACGAACAATCGTTCCACAATCAACACACGGTCTAGGAAGCATCATCATTGCGAACAAGATATTCAATTGCCATTGCAAGATGTGCTTGATTATCTTTGAAGAATCCCAAACCAGAATTACAACGCCAACATAACAATCCACGAATCTTGAGTGTTTCGTGGCTGTGGTCAATTACTAATTTCTTACCAATCTCTTCAGCAGTGATGCCACAGATTGCACACACATGGTTCTGCTTCTCAAGCAATGTTTCGTATTCTTCACGATTAGCATTGCGAGTAACTTGCCTATGTATATTCCTACACGCTCTGCAGATGTTGTGTCTTTTATTCTCACTGATGTTTGTGAAACGAAAGTTATCTATTGGAAGATTTCTTAGACATTTGCGACACTGTTTAGTGTCGTCATTCGATGTCCTCATCTTCTTCATCATCCGTTTCCAGACCAAGTGATGCCATTCGGTCATTGACAGGTAGTGACATATACATCGTCAGCGTGGATTGCACTGCTCTTGTGAGTAGTGATTCGATTGCGTCAAAATGCAGTGACTCATCGGTTGTAAGTTCTGTTCCAACTTCCCCGATGCTAATTGTTATGTTCAGCATTTTTGATTTCCAATCGCGTGTCTAGTAGTTCGTCAATGAACTGTTCAACAATCTCGCGCTGTTGGTCAGAGAAGTCAGATTTGTTGCGAGTCACCGCTGCGTGAAACAGGGCTTCGTCTATCTCTTCAATTTGACTAGAGACAGCAGAATCTGATAACGAAAGTGTATCAGGCTCTTTTGACAACATTGTCAAATCTTCTTTGCCTCAATGATGGCCGAAAGGTCATACATCTTGCCGCGCTTTTCGATGTTGAATTTTCTGATGATTCGGTACACCTCTCGCTGGGTCATCTGCAACCACAACGCAATGGCTTCCACATCTAGGAAGAACTTCCTATTTGGGTTGCTCATTGCCAGCGCCACCAATCTCAATACAGTCCAACTTTGTTTGCATCCAAAGCAACTGACATCAGCAGTTAAATCCTCAACATCAATGACTACAACTTTTTTGCAATCATCGGTAGGACAAGGAATCCGCCTTACCTGTTCTTTGAATTGTTTTGCTGCTGCCCGTCCCCTGGCGTGCAACCCCAAAACTTCTCCCACAAATTCTACGGCCCAAACCTGCGACAGAGACCAGTCCAGTTGAGCCAGGTGAAAGTCACAGGTTGCCTGGACTTCTGCTTCAATCGTTGGCTCCTTGGCCACCAGCGCTGGCGGTGTCAGGCTTCGGTCCTTACGGATGATGGCTTCCCACGAATGCAGGATTGTCAGTAGGTCCGTTGCCATCACGAAATCCAAGGCATTGACATTGACACCGATTGAACGCTCTTGGCTGACGGTGCCACTGCCAGTTCTGGCTGGTTGCAGGAAGTAGCCAGCCTGCCAATGCAGTTCAGGAATCTCTTGCAGCGCCTTTCGCACCTTCACGGTGCAACCAACACAGGCAGCCTGGTCTTTGGAGAATCGGTTACAGATTGTGCATTGCATCAGAATGGCATTCCTTCCACTGGGCTGCTGGCCATGACTGGTTGTGACCAATAGGCAGGCACATCATCCAAGGTCTCAAAAAGTGACATATTGGCACAATGGTGTTCTGCCAGAATCACACGGTCCTTGCCAGGCGCCGCCCACTTGATTCGATTGACACTGCGTTCGACTGCTTCAAAGGAAACTCTGGTTCTGTGGATTTCATAGGTCATCAGACCTGACAGGCGTTTGATGATTTCTTCTTCAATCGTCAGCCGCTGTTTGTCCAGTAGGCGACTAAATCCTGCCCAAGAGATGCCTGACCAGACCACGGTATTGCAGCGGGCGCAGATGATTGGTTTGAAGTCTGAAATGCTCATAAGTGGTCTTTCCAGGCTGACTGGTCCACTGTTCCCCGTTCCCCTCTAAAGAGGGGGAACGGAGGAACAGTTTGGCCACTCTTGTCCGTACTGTTCCCAGAAATAGTCGGGAACAGTTCGGGAACGGAGGAACAGTTAGTCATTGGGACTCCAAGCCTTCACATCATTTGCAAAGAAATCGGATTGGTAGCCATAGAGATATTTTTGCCCATCTTTGCGATGGCTCAAGTGACCACTGCTGACCAGGCTATCCATCACGAATTTCAACTCTTCGTTATTCATCCCGTTTCCTTCACTTCTCAACTGTTCAGCAATCTGGTTGCGTCCCATCTCATACCCGTGACGGCGCAGAAGGTCACAGACTGCTTCCATCTTCTGTTCTCTGGTGCTGACCTTGACGGTGCCACCTGTGATACTAACTTTGATACCAAAATTAGCATCAGATTTGATATTAGCAATCCCCAATGTCTTGGCGTCAGGGCAGATGGCTCTGACAAAGCCAGGTCTATCTTTAGTGATGGTCAAGGACAGGGCGCCGTCAATGCCACGGCCAAATGGCTGCTCAACCGCCACACTGACAGCGACCCCATCAATATCTGCTCTCTTGGCCTGCGCTCCGATGGCGTAGTTGCCGCGAGTGTCTTTGCTCTTAGTGACATGGTCAATGGTCAAGATGCCAGAGCCAAAGGTTCGAAGCGGTCTGAGGATTGTCTGACTGAAATGAGTCGCATCCTTGTTCTTCTCTAAATCCAATCCCATCAGATTCATCGCTGCGTTGACACCGTCAACCACCACCAGAGATGGCTTGTATTCGGCCAAGGATGCCATCAGCGCTTCTGATACCGCTGGTGTGAATGGAGTATCAGGGTTTGCATACATAAAGGCTTTGAAGCGCTCTGTAGGCGTTTTCAAGGTTTTCAAACGGTTCAGGATTCCGCGAGCAGAATCTTCAAAGTCAATATAGAAAACCGTGTTGCCAAGGTTGAGTTCTTGGCGCACTGCTTCTAAGGCAACCCAGGTCTTGCCTGATTCTGATTCGCCAAAGATGGCATTGATTTTGCCTGGATAGAGGATGAAGTTGCCATCTTCTCGTCTGAGCATTGTCGGCTGGACATCTGCTTCAAGTTCATAATCGCCGATTTCTTTCGGTATCCAGGAAGAGTCTGCAATGACATTGCCTTCTTCATCGTGCATCTGGACCCCTGATGGGTTGTAATCAGGCACGCTCAAGGTTTGCAACTCTTTGGATTCACCATAACCCAATTGACGCAAGGCTCTGGCGGCTGCTTTGAAATCACCGCTATGTTCAATCAGAGCGTAGGCAGCAAACTTGGAATATGAAGTTTCGGATTCAAAAACAGATGATGTGGTGAAGCAGTAGAACTTATCGGTGCCAGCGTGATTGGTGGTGGCACTGACACCTTCGCTCTTGCCAGGTCTGCGCCAGGCTGTCACACCGCTGGATGTCGTATAAACCTTGGTCCATCCCAATGGTTCAAGAATCTGATTCCAGGAGACTTTGCGGTTGTAATCATCGCCTGGTGAGAGCGGTCCATCTGATTTCTTGATTTCTTCAGCGATGTATTCAGCCTTGGGGATTTCATCAAACATTGAGAAGAGATGGTGCAGTGCATCGCGTTCTTCTCTGGTGATGGTGGCGATGGACGATGGCCCGCCAATCAACATTGTCCATGCTCCGCCTGACGGATGGCAGGAGCCATTGGTCGGAGCCACAATCACAAAGCCACCTTCACCGCGGGTTTCGGCTAGGACATCAATGCCACCGTTTTCGCCAGGGCGTCTTGCAAGTTTGGTGTTTCCTGGAACTTCACCGTCAATGCGATAGAGCCAGTGCAATCCGCCAGATGGCGTTGTTTCGACATAGCCAGAATTGAGTTTGTTCCACAGGTGTTCCAGTCCGGAATTTTTAGCAATCTCTGCAATATCTAAATGCATCTTGCGAGCGACAGCGCGACCTTCAAGTTCTAGCATTTCAAGATTTCCAGAAATGGAACCGCAGATGACACCGACACCTTCTGCTGTTTGAAACCAGGCTAACAATTCTTCAGCCGAAGGTTGTCTGGTTTGAAATTCTTTCCAGGAAGCAAGTCCTGGTCGCTTGGAACCGTCCGTTGCTACAGGCACAACAGAGATGCCTTCGTTGGCAAACTCCAGTGCTGTTTTGAGTATCTTGTTCATTCTTCCCCCGTTTTAGATTGACCACCAACCAGTTTTTACTGCTTTACCGCTCTTTATCCAATCAATGTGCAGTTCGTGTTGAAACTGCCAATTCGTTTCGTGCGTATCTTGTTTGCAATCAGGACATTGCGGTTGTCCAACATCGCGATAGATGTGCGCACAATTCAACTCTTGCTTGCCCATCCATCACCTTTGAAATGAATGGCAGGTGGCGTGAACTCCTTGCGCATTATCGAACCACAGTGACCACAGTTGACAGTTGCTTCGACATCAAATGAAAATGATTGCAACACGATGTCACCGCAATCGTTGCAGGTGAATTGATATGTGGGCATAAACATCCTTTCAATCGTTACTGCGTGGAACTGACAGATTCGAACTGTCACACAACCCCCGAAGATATGTGGCCACCTGGCGTTCCGTCTTGGCTGGAAACGGAAGGGAGAACCAGCCAAGAGATTTATTAAACGGGCTTTGCTCCTAATTGACCAAGCAAGGCCATAATCTCTGGTGAGAGATTGTTCGGGTCAACTGGCGCCGCCGCAGGCGCAGGCGCTGCCGCTGGCTTTGCTGGCGCAGAGCCAAGGTAGGCATTTGCCTTTGCGATTGCTGCTGCATCACCTGTGGCATCAATGAGAATCCACGGTGCCGATTTGCCAGGCTTTGCTGTCCCCTGACCGATGCGTGCCAGAACCTTCTGGCCAGTCTTGCTCTTGAGAGCATTGCGAAGAGCGACATTGAACCAGAGCAAAGAGTTGTGTTCTTTGTTGGTATCAAGGTCAACGATGTTCACTTCAATTGCTTCTGCTTCTCCGTGAACTGTTGGAATGCCAGTCTTGTATTCGACTGGCGAGATGATAAGAAGGTGGTTGGCAAGGTCTGCCACTTTCACCGTCTCTGATGCATTACTTGGTGCTGCGAAGGTCATTCCCCCACTGCCTTTCTGTTAGTTTGTTTGAGTGCTAACGCTATTTGCTTCATCCTCTGCATTGTTCTTCACAATGTCATTGATGGTTGGTTCTACTTCATCGTCATTATCAAATTGCAGATAAACGATTTTTGCTTCACCACGAATACCTATCATCCATCCGATGACTTTCAAGACTAATTCTTGCCAAACGCTCATTACTTGGATAACTAATTTAGGCTTGAGTGTCACCGTAGCATCCTTTCGATAGGTCGGTGCTAAAAGGTAGGAAGTACGGACACCAGTTACAGGTGCGCGATGGTGCCGCGGGTATGACTGTCAGCATCGCTGGATTGGCTTCTACATCTACTGTGGACAGTAGCGTGTATAGGTCATCAATGCGTGACAGTGCTTTGATTGCAACGGTTTCGTCATAATCAAAAAGTTCAATATGCATATCATCAAGCGAGCCTGATGTTGGCAGATATACAAGTCCAACCTTGTTGACGGTTGCGCCGCTCTGGGCTTTTCCGTATCCATAGAGTTGGATTTGCACCTGCTGCTGGATAGTAGCGCCATCGCTTCGGCGCTCCTTGAGTTGATTGAATCCCACAGTTTTCCAATCAAGAACGATTCCACGGATGCTGTCGAATAGGTCAATGGTGCCTGACAGGTTTGAACGAATCTGAACCTTCTGCTCAACTTCGTAGCCTTCAAGTTTGCCAAAGACTTCAGCCAGGTATGCGTGGATTGCAGTACCGACTTGCGCCGCCCAGGAACTGCTCCCACTTTCGTTGGGCTTCTCCCAGTCCAAGAGTTTGTACGCAAGTCGGCGGCTGCATTCGTGTCCGATTTCGGATGGACCAATAGCAATCTGCTTTCCGCGTGGCGTCCAGATTCCTGCTTGAGTAATCAGTTCGCGCAGTTGGTTAGCAAGTTGCTGACCTGGAGAAGATATTGATGCGAAGGTCATTCATCATCCTCATCTTCATAAATCTCTTCGTCAGGTATTGACGGAGTGATGGGGTCTATCCAAGGATTGATAATACTCATTGATTATCCACCAAAGAAAATCGGCGAGATTGCTGAACAACTTCCAGCATCTCTATCACTTGCGGTGGCAGGATTTCCCGCGCACGCTTGGTATCAAATCTTTTTGATTCAATTTGTGTCCAGCGCACCACTGGTAATCCGTTGTGAACACCTTCTTCACAGTCACCCAGAGCATTCTCCAGGTGACTGCGAGCGATGTCTGCAACTTCTTGCCACTCTTTGATTTTGGCTAATGCTTCACGGTATTGCTTTAGCCACTGGGCAGTGTTGTCATCAAGGACAACAACACCTTTTTCTACTTGCATTGACATAGTTTCCCCCTAGTCATTTTTAGTACCAACGATTGCGCTTGAAGAAGTCCCAGGCGGCACAGGGGCCACCAGAGCCATACTTTCGACCGATGTACGCAAGTGTTGCTACGGTTTGAGCCACACCAGATTCAGAATGTTTCATTCCAAGATTCTGATATGTACCTTCCAGCAATTGCCCGATTCCTCGCGCACTGCTCGTTGGATTCTTGGCCTTGGGATTCCACGCGGATTCCTTACCGACCAATTTGGTGAAGCAGGCGAACTGCTTCTTTGTCAGCAACTCCCGCGCTAACTGCTTCGGATTCACTTGCATGAGTGCAGGTGGCTCCTTGTAGATGACGGTGGCGGGAACTGCTTGTTGTGGTGCAAAGGCAGCATTGACAAACATTGATGTCATTGCTGAAACCCCGATGATGATGGCGATTCCTCGCCAAGTTTTTCGTCTGTTAGTTGTGATTGGATTTCTCCTTCCAATTTCACACCAGCGCGTTTAAGAACCGTAGTTACATACGAATGCTCAAGATTGAGCGCTGCTGCGATTTCTTTCGGTGTGCATCCTGACCCAAACATCATTCGGACTCTTTCCGCATTATTGATGCGCGGAGCATTTGCTTTGCGTGCTTTGAGCATTCGCTTGCGTTGCTCCGTTGTGAAACCTGCCCATATTCCGTAGGGGATTTCTTGGTCAAGTGCGTATTCCAAGCACTCCTTTCGTTCGATACAGCCATCACACATCTTGCGGATGGCAGGGAGCGACTTTCGCTCTTCAGCACGCGATTCAGGAAAGAAGATGTTTGCATCTTCAATATTTCTGCATTTGGCTTCTGGCAGTTTTGGAATGAGAGGAAGGAATTCAAAGAAATTCACATCCTCTCCTTCAGCCAGGAGTCCAAGTCCTGAACCACGAAGGCCTTCTCGACAGAAGTATTGCGGCGTTTGATAACCACAAATGATGGTGGAACTTCTGCCAAGCCACGCGCTTTGGCGTAGTTCTTGGCTTCCGCCACCGCTTCTTCCCAGAAGGTCGGTAAACTAATGGATTTACGATTCTTGGCTTCAAGAATGTAAGTCTTACCAGCGATGACAGCGACAATGTCGCCTTCATCTTTGGAACCCGAAAGTCGCAAACGCTCTGCAAAGACACCGTGACTCCGCAACCACTTGAGGATTCCGATTTCCCAGGCAGAGCCTTTGCGTCCATTCGGATTGGCCATTACTTCACCAATTCTAACTTTGCGGGCTTTTTGACCCGCGATTCTTTGACAATCATTATGAGTTGCTCTGCCAGTGTCAGCGCTTCCTGCTCTGTCAACTTGGCAATGCGAACGGCCAACTCTGGAAATCCAGAGCGCACTGCATCCAATCGGATGGCGCCATCTTCGTGCTTGAGAGCATCAACGCTTGCAAACTCTTTCAAGCCAGCAAGGTCAATGATGTTGACCTGTTCGACCACATCTTCTAGCAGGTCAAGGTTGGCATCCTGCTCTTCCAGGTAGATGGTGAATTCACCAGCCCCATCTGAGTGGACGCTGAACAGCGGCTCACGATGTCTCATCGGCGCTCCAGGGCCTGCTTGATACGCTTTTGCTTGGAATCCCACTGCTGGGCTTCTCTGATGGCTTCATCCATCGGGCTGGCCTCATACCGCAGGACCGCCACAATAACCCCTACCAGGCCCACCAAGGCCCCAATCATCACTATCTGGTCCATTCGGACCCCCTTTCGTTTGGCCCAAGTATGACCCAGGCGGCTGACAGCCTAGGGGCGACACGCCGATGGGGTCAATCTGGGGTTGTATGGACAATTGTATGGACATATGGTTCACTTCTCTTATTGGGGAAAGGCCCCAGGAAACGGAAGAGGAAAATGACAACAGCAATCACCTTCACAGCAGGAACAACAGCGCCATCAAATGAAAAAGCGCTAAACAGCATTGATGACCGTTGCACAGTGTGCGCACGCAAATTGGGCGCAAATCCTTTTTACTTTGAAGTAAATACTTCTTGGGAAATCATCGTGCCAGGTAGCGATGAAGCAAATTCTCAAGGTTGCTTCCCAATTGGCAATGAATGCGCCAAGAAGTTCGATGCAAATTTGCTTATCAAAATGAGCGCAAATGCAAAGGTTGGTGCATAACAATGAAAGCAAGAAGTGTACAAGGAGACCAGCGAAAAATGGTTAGTGACCAAAGCCTTATCAATGCTACATATAGCGGCACATTGAAAAATTACACTGGGCGCGTTTATACCGCGATTTATCAAAACAATCAGGTGGTTGATTTTGCAATCAATAATTCAGAACACGCAAAAGTTTATGCACTGGAATATGGTGTTCGTTTTCTCAATTCAAAATTAGTTTCAGTTCGCTGGAATCGCGAATTCAAGGCAGGTGCATAATGACAACGCAACTTATTTTCTGTGATGCCTGTGACAAAGCAACATATTCGTCTGGACATCGTTATCACCTTGAGCGCTGCTCTTATCTCGCTCGCGGTTATGACTGCTACTGCTTGGAAAGTGACAACCTATTCTGCAACTGTGAGGTGAAGTAATGCAAACCTGTGTTCTCTGTGGCTTCAACAATACTTTTTATGGCATTCAGCATTCCAATGGCAATGCCATCTGTATGACTTGCGTTTTTGAAATCAAGAATGCATATATTCAAGTTAGAGAATTTCCATACGAAGATGCAAAGGCAGGTGCATAATGCTCGACCTACTCTTTGGCACGCACATTGGCGGCTGGCAGGCAATGGTCCAGTTCTTCTTC